TAGTAGTATTCTCCATCTTTTCCAAATTTCATAATTATCATTTCGATTGTTTAACTAGTTAATATTTCCAAAATTTTCTTTTTATCAATTTTGTAAGGAATATAAAATTTATAATCCCATGTATTTGGGTCAAAATTCCAACCTTTACGTTTTTTAATTATCATGCTCCCAAACTTATTATCTATTTGCTATGTTTTTAAAGTTTTTGTAGTAAAATATTGGCTTATATTGTTTAGCTTTTGTCGATTTTTGAGTTAATTTTATCGAATTTTCTACTTTTGCTTGACCTTGTAATTTCTCTCCAAGTTGTTGAGCAAATTGCAAATCAACATTTGAAATTCCATAAAATGACCACTTATTCTTCCAATAATTCAAAAATTCATTATAAGGAAGTGTTCTTTTTCCAGTTGAATAGCTATAATTCTGTTGATACGGATATCTAGCAATTTCCAAAATTGCTGAAGCTACCATTTTAGCATACCAAACATTAGAATATTTCTTATTGACTAATTGTTGGATATGTAAGAATTGTTGGTAAGTAACTGCATAATTTTCAATTTCTGAGCTATAAGTAATATTCGTTCCGCCCGGTGAGGGATCATAAAGATGTAATTTAAATAGACTTCCAAATATCGAAATTACAGTTTTATCAGCAGTTAAAATTGTTATTAAATCTAATTGTGTAACATTATTAGGATTAAATTCAGGAATTAACATAGCAAAGTCAAGAGGAGTATAATCTAATATCATTCCGAAAACATCAGCAAAATTTTGTAAAATCATATTATTCTCAAGTTGAACTTTATAAGTTGGAGAATTTTCAATTTCTGGAGCTAAAATACACCTGTCTAACCATCCAACATCAAGGGCAAATCCACTATTAATTATCTCGTTTAAATTGGGAACAAATGAAACTACAAATTTAGCTAAATCTGGAAGTTGATTATAGTTTAAATTTAATGCATTTAGCAAATCACCAACTCCAGTATTTTGAATATTATTAAGTGAATAATTATCAACATTTGGAATTTGAGTATTTCCAATTCCTAAAGTTTGTAAGTTAATACTAGTATTTGTAGTTGTTAAGCTATTAAAATATTGTTCTATTTTTTCACATGCTTGATTTCTATTTATAATTGTATTAGCTGGTTGAAAGACAGAGAGATCAAAATAAGTTTCATCAAAAACGGCTGGTTGATATAAAATTGAGCAAAGATCTACATAATTATCATAAAATTGTATAAAGTTATTAACAAATTCAAGACCAGAAGTTTGACCATAAATTCCACTTTGACCTAATTGTAGAAAACTAAATGAATTTGTATTTGGATTAAATATTGAAATTGCTAAATTGTTTAATGATGAAAGTAAAGCTGAAATAATTGTAGCATATGCAATTCCATAATTAGTATTTATACCTGGAGGAATTTGAACATTTTCAAGTGGAGTTGGAAGAATTGATTCAACTCCAGCGTTAAACATTACAGAAAAAGCTGGAAATGTTTTTCTATTTAGTACTTTTTGATAAAGATGATATTTCATTTGTGCAATTGATCTTTGTCCTACTTTCCTACCCATAATTATTATATTTGTAAAAGTCAAAATAAAAACTTAATTCTAATATACAATATAATGTATATCAGTTTTACTCTTTGATCTCATCATATTCAATTCATAAAATATATATTTGTCATAATTTGAGTTACGAATGTATGCAATTACAATTTAGAATAGAAGAAGCAAAAGATAAAGAATTAATAAAATTTGTAAGAATGTTGATAGATTATTATCATTCTCAAGGAATGCCTTTGGGAGGCGGTGCTGGAAAAAATAGCAGATATTTTATGTATATTGCTAACGACAGTGAGCAAGATTTTATTGTAGCAGTAGCATGGCTCCATGACAATACACCATTTAGATATATAGCTCAAGAATACAAAATTCCAGATAATAGAAGTTATTTTATTAGAAGAGTTACAAAAACAGTTCCTGGAGATTATGACATTAATTTTCTAATTGATTTAGCTAAGAAATTGAAAAATGATGGATTTGAAGTACTTTGGACTTTAGGATTTCCAGATCATTCCAACGCTTTATACAAGAAAGCAGGATTTCAAGAAGTTGGGAAAACAAATAGAACTGGACATCCAATTTTCATTAAAAAATTATAACTTATGTTTTTTAATCTTATTTGCTATATATACTGATTCTATAATTGAAAGAAGTGTTTCAAGTTGAACATCATTATCGATAAGTACTCCAAAAAGATAACCAAAGAAAATAATTAAAGAATCCATACTTATTTTTTCATCTTTGTAGCTTTCTAAAAGATCATAAAAAGCATATTCTAGATAACTTACTTGTTTTTCTATAATTTTAAGTGAGTTTTCATCTGGATGAAAAGTTTCTTTAAAAACTTCTATTATTTTCTGTAAACCGGGATCCATATATCATCAATATAAAAATTTTTATATGACAAATTTAAACATATATATGTCATAATTTTTAAGTTTAATTTGATGAATTTTAGACAATCTGGAAAATATTATGAATATAAGACACTTAATTATCTTGAAAAACATGGCTATAAAGCTATAAGAATTCCAGTTTCTGGAACTGGAAAACAGCCAATTCCAGATATTATAGCAATTAAGGATAATACAATTTTTCCAATTGAAGTTAAATCAACTTCACAAAATTATGTTGTAATTGATAATTTTCAAATTGATAAATTGTTTAAGTTCTGTGAGATATTCAATTTTTGTAATTGTAAACCGTTAATACTAGTTCATTATAAAAAATATAAAAATGTCATAATATATAATTTGAGTCAAGATGTCAGAACAAAAGAAAAAATCAAATTTGCCTTCAGAGCTAACAGCAAAACTGTATTTAGCACTTGACGATTTAACTATGGCATTAGCTACTTGTGATAGTGAAGAAATTAGAAAGAGTGAAGTTTTTCAAAAAGCTCTAGAAGTTGTGAAAATTGTAAAAGAAATGAGAAATGCTAAAATAAAATCTGATGAAGAAGAAAAAGCCTAAATTTCAATTTTTTTCAAGTTAAAGAGATAACACATTTGGGTTATATCTTTTTATCTAAAATTTTTTTCTTTATAAATCTCGTTACGCTCTTTCTTTGCGTAAAATTACGTTAAGAAAAATAAAAATATCGAGAGATAAGAGTTTAAAAAGATTTCTTGTAAATTTACGACTTTAGTTTATATACTCATCATTACAATTTGTTACGCAGTAAGCGAAATAAAAGATCATTAGATGAATTGAAAGTACGTGTTTGATTTCAAATTTCAATTTTTCATATCATAAAAAAATCGAAAAATAAAAAAGTTTTTACTTCTTCAGTTGAAAACTTCAAAAAAAGGAAGAAGATTTTGACATAAAACAATTTTTACTTTTACAACAACATTTATAATTTTATAATATATACATGATAATAATATGAGTTTCTTATTAAATCTTGGTGACCTAGGTACATTTTTTTCAGATGAGCTAACAGCATTAGAAAATTTTGCAAATTTCTTAAGCTCTGATTTTATAAACTTTTTTAGTGCAGTAGTTAATGATATTGAAAATGTTGTAAGTTTCATAGGTCAGGCAATTAGTGATATTCCAACTTTTATGCAAAAAATTGCTAACAATTTCTTGACGATTTTGCAAAATTTTGTACAAACTGCAATTCCAGTAGTAAGTGGATTTTTAACATTTCTTGAACAACAAATTATAAATGTATTTCAAGATTTATCTTCTTTAGCTTCTACATTTATAAACGATGCATATTCATTTTTACAGGGTGTTGTAAATGCATTTGCAAATTTAATAAGTACAATAGTTCAAGATTTCTTAAATAATTTTGGTCAAAATATGAAACATATTAGTTCTGCAATTTCTCAACTTACTCAATTTTTAACTCCATTTATTGCACCAATTACAATTGGTAAATTTTTGCCAGCAATAATAGATAAATTAGCTGAAATTTTGCCAGAAGTTGAAATAGATTTAGCACCTGTTGGTCTAGGCGGAAAAATTCCAATTAACTTTGGAGAAATTGTAAAAGCGTTTGCTGAAACTGCGGTAGACTTTTTTGATGAAGTTAGACAAGAAATACAAACTACGCTTAAGGAGTTTATAAAAGAGCCATTTATTTCAGATTTTAAAATTACTGCTAGAGAAATATTTAATGAAATTGGACTTGGAGATTTGCCATTTGCAGATCCTCCATTTAGATTAATTGCAAATTGGGTCGGAGCAAGATCATTTTCCGAAATAAAAGACCATCTCAGGGAAACAATTTTATTGACCGGTTTTCCAGCATGGTTTACTGATGCTTATCTAGAATCTCCTGCAGATGATTATATACCTAAAAATCCATTATTTAGACCAGTAAATATAAGAGATGTAATTTTAGCGTCTCAATACGGTTTTCTGAATTTTGATGCAGTTTCGCAATATGCAGAAAATAATTTAATAACTCCAAAAACTGCAAAATTAATGTATCAAAATGAGACTGCTAGACTTTTGCAAAGAGCAGTTGAGGAAGGCATTCGTCAATTTATAGTCACCCCAGAAAAAGCTTATCAAGAAATAATACAAAATGTCAATTTAGCAGGCAAAGACTTATATTTAAAAGTTTTTACTTTAGAGTATAATTATTCAGTTCAAAGAATTGTCAGACAGTTCTTAAGATCACTTTTATCAAGAGCATTAACAAATTTTGGAAGGCCATACATTGATCTAAAATTCCTAGAATCTACAGTTCAAAAATTATTTAAAGAATTAAATTATCCTGAAGAAGTCCAAAGCGTCTTTAACGTGATGATTGAACAATCTCAAATTATATACATTAACCAACTTATTCTAAATCAATTGGAACAAATTACTAAGTTAGGAATATTTGATGAGAAAAAGATAAAAGCAGAGTTAAAAGCTAATAACTTTAATGAACAGATAGCACTTACAATTTTGAATTATGAACTTCAATATGTACAATTACAGTATATTCTTAAAGAACTTCAATTTAAACTTCAAAATTACATTATTAGTTCAAAAGATGCAGAAAAAGAGTTAAAACGCTTAGGATTTGACTCTTCCATAATTTCTGAAGTTATATTTGAATATCAAATAGCCCCTCTAACGAAAT